ACGGCGTCTAAGGATAAGTATAGTTACGGCGTCTAAGGATAAGTATAGTTACGGCGTCTAAGGATAAGTATAGTTACGGCGTCTAAGGATAAGTATAGTTACGGCGTCTAAGGATAAGTATAGTTACAGAAGCCCCCCATCACTTTTAAAAAGCCTCATCAAAAAAATATTTCGCAAAAATTTACCTATGTGTTAGACTTCTTAAAACATTTTACCAAACAGTAAATATGACATTAGATTATAATTGCCCTACTATAGAGGAAAACATACCTCTACCTGCAAACGCTAAAGATGCGTTTCCCACACTGTCGCCTACAGAAGAACTACACATGCGGGCAAACGTGGTCAAACTACTTTCAGATTTAACTAACAATCCTATTACACCCACAGCGTCTGACGTAGAAGAAGCTAAAGCTATTGCTATAGAAATGGCTGCTAATCCAAGCTACCGTCCACAGTTCCCACAATACCCAAATGAGACCCTTGCTTTACTTGCAGGTATGGTTGCTCAAATGAATGTATCTATTGTGGATGATTTAGCTGATCTTAAAATGTATGTAATTAATAAGTTAGTTGCTGAGATAGAGAATACTCAAGATAGTAAGACTAGAATTGCTGCCCTAAAACATTTAGGAGACGTAGATGGTGTTGATGCTTTCAAACGCCGTACAGAAGTAATTATTAAAGTACAGACTATAGAGGAAGTTGAGAAAGAACTATTAGACACCCTTAGTATTATTAAAGGTATTTTTCCACAAGTTGAGTTACAGTCTGACTCAAAATCTGCCTCTAGATGGGGTACAAATTTTAATGGTGAGTATTTCGCTATTGGAGTGGGGGGTGCTCTTGCGGGCCGTGGGGCGGATCTTTTTATAATTGATGATCCACACTCAGAACAGGACGCTAAACAGAATAAAGCTAGTGTTTTCCTCCCAGCTTGGGAGTGGTTCCAGTCGGGTCCTATCCAACGGCTGATGCCGGGTGGTGCTATTATTGTCGTAATGACTCGGTGGTCTAAACTCGACCTTACTGGGCAAATAGTTTCACAAATGGAACGTGAAGAGGGTGTAGACCCGTGGGAAGTTATAGAATTTCCTGCTATTAAAGATGATGGCACTGCACTATGGCCTGAGTTCTGGGATATTGAGGAGTTATTAGCTAAGAAAGCCTCGTTAGACGTACGGTACTGGAACGCTCAGTATTTACAAAAGCCAACTTCGGAAGAAGGGGCGTTAATTAAACGTGAATGGTGGAATATTTGGGAAGGGAACACACCCCCTGAGTGTGAGTTTACCATTATGGCTCTCGATGCTGCGCAAGAAACAAATAACAGAGCCGATTACAATGCTCTTACCATTTGGGGAGTATTTTTTAATGAAGAAACTAATAACTTTAATATTATACTATTAAATGCTATAAAGAGACGGCTGGAGTTCCCTGATCTAAAGAAACTTGTACTAGAAGAGTACAAGGAATGGCAACCTGACTCTTTTATAGTTGAAAAGAAGTCTAACGGGGCTGCTTTGTACCAAGAATTAAGGCGTATGGGGGTACCCATAGGTGAGTTTACACCCGGTAAAGGTCAAGATAAAATTAGTAGAGTTAATGCTATATCCGATTTGTTCTCTGCTGGTATAGTATGGGCTCCTGAACATAGATGGGCTAAAGAAGTCATAGAAGAATGTAACGATTTTCCAAGTGGTACGCATGATGACTTAGTGGATTCTACAACACTAGCGTTGTTGCGGTTTAGACAAGGTGGCTTCTTACGACTACCCAGTGATGAGGCTGATGTTGACGACTACTACTATAAAGCTAGAAAGAAAGCTGCTTATTATTAATTAAGGAAACAAAATGATAGACAAAAGTGTGAACCCAGCCCCGATGGGCATAGATGCTGTACCTATAGAAGAAGATCAAGAACCGTTAGAGATTGAGATTGAAGACCCTGAGTCAGTAACGATCAGCTTAGGCGAACAAGAGATTCTTAAAATACAGAAAGAAGTTGATGAGGAAAAGTTCAATGCTAACTTGGCTGAAGAGATGGATGAGTCGGCTCTACAATCGCTTGCTTCTAATCTTATTAATGACTTCGAGTCTGATGTAAGTGCACGGAAAGATTGGGTTCAAACTTATGTTGATGGGCTAGAGTTACTAGGTCTTAAGATGGAAGATCGTTCAGAACCTTGGGAGGGTGCATGTGGTGTGTATCATCCACTGTTAACTGAGGCTGTTATTAAGTTCCAAGCAGAAACTATCACTGCAACGTTCCCTGCGTCTGGCCCCGTTAAAACACAGATAATTGGTAAAGAGACTGAAGAGAAAAAAGAGGCCTCTCAGCGTGTTCAGGACGACATGAACTATCAGCTTACCGATGTGATGACTGAATATAGACCAGAGCATGAGCGCATGTTATGGGGCCTAGGATTGGCAGGTAACGCCTTTAAGAAAGTATATTACGATCCGTACTTAGGTCGTCAAGTTGCTATGTATGTACCTGCTGAAGATATCGTTGTACCGTATGGTGCAGCTGACTTACAGAGTGCAGAGCGTGTAACTCACATAATGCGTAAGACTGAGAATGAAATACGTAGATTACAGTATGAAGGCTTTTATAGAGATGTAGATTTGGGTGAACCTTCCAATACTATGGATGATATTGAGAAGAAGATAGCTGATAAGCTTGGGTTCAGAGCGTCAACGGATGATCGGTTTAAACTGTTAGAAATGCATGTTGAGATTAATCTTGAAGGTTTTGAGCATGAGGATCATAAAGGAAAGCAAACTGATATAGCGTTGCCGTACGTGGTTACTATCGAAAAAGGCACAAATACAATTCTATCAATTCGCAGAAATTGGGACCCAGACGATGAATCATGTAAAAAACGCAATCACTTCGTTCATTATGGTTATGTGCCGGGTTTTGGCTTTTACTGTTTTGGGCTTATTCATCTTATTGGTGCTTTCGCCAAGTCTAGTACTTCAATACTTCGCCAGCTGGTTGATGCGGGCACTCTCAGTAATCTTCCGGGGGGCTTTAAAACTAGAGGACTAAGAGTAAAGGGTGACGATACACCGATTGCTCCGGGTGAGTGGAGAGACGTAGATGTACCGTCTGGTGTAATGCGTGATAACTTCATGCCACTGCCGTACAAAGAACCAAGTCAAACTCTGTTAACTCTACTTCAAGGAATAGTCGATGAAGGTCGCCGTTTTGCTGGGGCTGCTGATCTTGCTGTCTCTGATATGTCCTCTAATAGTCCTGTTGGTACAACACTCGCTGTACTCGAGAGAACGCTTAAAGTAATGAGCGCAGTACAGTCGCGTATACACTACTCGATGAAGCAAGAGTTTATCTTACTACGTAATATTATAAGAGACTATACCCCTGATGAATACGATTATGACCCTACAGAAGGTAGCAGACGCGCTAAGAAAGATGACTATGATTTGGTATACGTACTTCCTGTATCAGACCCTAATGCCTCCACAATGGCACAAAAAGTCGTCCAGTATCAGGCAGCTCTACAACTAGCACAAGGTGCACCACAACTTTATAACTTACCTGTTTTACATAGACAAATGCTGGAAGTGTTAGGTATACCTAATTACCAAAAGTTAGTGCCTATGGAAGATGATATGAAACCTCGTGACCCAGTTACAGAGAATCAGAACATCCTTAAAGGTAAACCTGTTAAAGCATTTTTGTATCAAGACCATCAAGCCCACATTGCTGTACACATGTCTGCTATGCAAGACCCTAAAGTTCAAATGGTGTTACAACAAGCTATGGGTCAAAACCCACAAGCTCTAATGGCGTTACAAGCAACTATGTCTGCACATATTAATGAACATCTTGGATATGAGTACAGAAAACAGATTGAACAAACTATGGGTATGAATATACCTACTTACGGCGAAGATGATACTGATAATCAAGTAACTATTCCTGAAGCTATGGAAGTTCAAATTTCACAACTAGCAGCTCAGGCTTCACAACAGTTATTACAACAAAACCAACAAGAAGCTCAGGCTCAAGCTAATCAAGCCAAGCAACAAGACCCGTTGATTCAAATGCAACAGCAAGAGTTACAACTTAAAGCTCAAGACTTACAACGTAAAGTAGCTAAAGATCAGTCTGATGCTCAGTTGGAAGCGATGAAGATACAAGTTGATCGTGAACGTATTGGAGTCCAACAGCAGTCTACAGGGGCTCAAATTGCATCTAAAATGCAGGATACGCAAGCGCAATTACAGGCTAAACAAAGTGAATTTAGGTCTAAATTAGATGTAGATATAGCTATGAAAGATGGTGAACGTGCACATCAGAAACAGCAAACTAACTCTAACCAAGAACATGCTAGGTTCTTAGCTGAAAGACAACATCAACAAGCTGAGAGACATGCGCAACGACAAACTAAAGAGCCTAAATAATGGATAGAGAAGCGGAAATTCTCTTTAAACAAATTGATGACAGAATATCGTTATTAACACAAGCGTTAGCATCTGGTCGGGCTGAAGATTATGCAGCATATAAATACATATGTGGGCAAATCCAAGGCTTAGATCAGGCACGAAACGCCATAGAAGTACTAACTAAGAAACTGGAGTTTGAAGACGAATGAGTAAAATCTTAATTGGGGCTAACCCAAACAACCCCCAAGTTGTGGGGTCTATAGACTTCTCAGCTACTAATGAAGAAAAGGCGACTCAACTGCCTACACCAACAGGGTATCGTATACTATGCGCACTACCTGAAGTGGAGAAAGAATATGAAAGTGGCATT